ACGAAGAATGAGTATTTTATTAGATGAAACAAAGAAAGTGTGTAATAAATGTGAATTTTTCATTACTGATGAAGATTTTATTAAGAAAACTAAGAAGAGGGTAAACAAATGAGTTTAGAAAAGAAACTTAACATTAAAGTAGTGGCAGAAGTTCTTTTCAATGAAACGGTGGATGGTAAAAATGTACAACATTATTATCATTTAGCAGAAGATATGAAACTTTATGGCACTACAGATTTAGATCACCACATTCATCCGTTTAGACAAGGACCTCGGATGGAAACAGATTTAACAGAAGACCAAATAAGATGTTATATGGTCAAAGGTACTGTGGATTATAGAGACAATGAAGCTAAAAAACTAGTTAGAGGACACTTTGATTTAAAATGATACCTAAAAAGTTTGATTGGAAATGTATGGGAAATATAAGTGATTCTACTGCACGTTCTTTTATAGATAGAGCCGAGTATCATGATAAAAGAAAAATATTTAATGTGTTACTTTATACAGGTGGTGGAAATTTAGAAGCTGCAACTGTAATTAAAGATTATGTAAATCTTACTAAGCTTAAGGTGCACATCTATTGTTTTGGTGCTGTTGAATCTGCAGGAACAACAATATTGAGTGCAGGTTGTAAAAAGTTTGCTAGTGAAAATTGTGTTTTTATGACACACTTCCCCTACTATAGTGATAATAGTAAAAAAACAATGAAGAAACTTAAAAAAGATAAGAAATGGAACATATATAATGAATTGTCAGCACAAGCGGCCCCGGGTGTCCCAGTTAAAAGAGAAAATACTTATCTTACTGCAGAGGAAGCTAAAGAAAAAGGTTGGATAGATGTGATATTAAGATGATATTATGTAAAAATTGTTATTATAGTAGGAAAGAATGTCTCAGACAACATACTGTTAGTGAAGCGAGTGAAGATAACAAATGTCAATGTTGTGGCAAGAAATTAGATTGGTGATAAAATGGTAAGACTAAGAATGAAGCAAGATGAAGAATTAGAAGTTGATGAAGATAATATGGTTTTTACTAATGGTGACTTTTTTCAAACCTTGCCAAGGTATGAACATGGAAGTGGGGACATGGGTATTTTATATCAGTTTGAAGTTGAGAAAATAAGTAGGTTTTGTAAATTAAAACTTAAGTTAATAAATAAGTTATTAAAACCTTTTATTAACATACGGGCGACAGTAAGATGAAGACAATAAGGGAACAAGTTGAGGATTGGTTGGGGAAAGCTCCAGCGGGAATTGAAGTATCAAACTTTCATATAAGGGAAGTTACCGATATGTTCACAGAGAGTGGTAAAATAACTCCAAAGGTAGTCAAAGCAGGATATACTGGATGTTTAGATTTCAGGTGTATAACTTGGGAAGAGTAAATGAAACCAGTTAAAGTATTGTGCAATGTTTGCATGAAAGAAATGAAATCAAAAACAGTAAAAGAATATTATGATTACTTTGAAATGTTACGTCATAAAGATTATTGTGAAGATTGTAGAGATGCACTAGCACAAGAAGAATATTTAAAACAAACAGAGGTAAAATAAAATGAAAATAACTAAAGCAGAACTATTAGATTGGGTTAATGAACACTATGACTTCTTTGATGAAGTTACAGGAGTAGAATTATTATTGTATGGAAATGGAAGAGAAGAAAGATTAAGGTTAGACAAAAAAAACTTTAAGGAAGATGAAGAATGAGATTATCTAAAAATAAAGCATTAGATATTTATAAACAGATAAATGAATTGGAAGATGAAATAAGTGAAATGAAAGGATATGTTTTCAATTTATTAGATATAGAAAAATATTTCAATGGATGTATTGCAGATAATGATTTAATGAGAAGATTAATTGCATTCTCTAATGGTAGTGATTTAATTCAAACACAATTTGTTGAAGATATGCAAAGATATGAACAAGATATATCTGAGTTAAAAGATAAACTTAGAGAGAATGGTTATCCAGTAAATGGAGATATCGCAGAGGCAGAAACAGTAGTAAAATTAATGAAATAAGAGGGAAATAAATGGAAGATGCAAAAATAACAAAAAGTATTAGTGGGAGATCAGTAGCTGATCTAGTTGGTAAGACATTAAGGAATATACATACTGGTAGATTGAGGAAAGTTATCTGTGGACATGATAATCCAGGAATCACATTAGGTGATGCAGTAGGAAACAGAGAAGATTGGATTGGGTTCGCAATTGGTGGCCCACTCTCAAATGAATGGGAACTATTAGATGGTGAAAAAGATTGGAACTTAACAGATGCAATATTAGAGGATAAAAACTTTAAAAGAACAATAAGACAACAAAGATTCTTTGATAATAGAGACAGAAAAGACATTGAGGAAGAAGCATATATAAGAAGTTTGTGGAATCTTGAAAAATTACCAAGAGTGATATTTAAAGATATATATTGCCTTGATTGTGTTAGTCGTGTTGTACTTGAAAAAATTAGCGAAATATTAAGTAAAAGAATTGGTGATTGTAACTGGGAGAATTAAGAATGGAATTTAATAAACCGGTACCTTACGATTTTTCACCAGACGATGAAGTTGAGATTGTAATGGATGCATTCAGAGTATTGTTTGGTGAAGAAATATGTTTCTTGAATACAAGAGATGTTAAAAAAGGTGGGACTTCAAGTGTTGTGTATTTACCTAAAGGATTAGAAGGTAAAAGAGTAACAGTTGTTGTGTGGAAAGATAAAGAAAGATACTATCAAAAAGATGGTGTGGTTACTGACCCACATGGTAATCCTGTAGATGAAAAGTGAGAACAATACAAGAGATATGTGGTAAAGACTCATTAGAAGACTTTCTACAAAAAGGATATTTTGATCCTATTTATTGGATTGAGAGTGTATTCGGTTTTAAACTTACTTGGTTTGCCAAAGAGTGGATTCATACTGTACAAAATAATAGGTTTATAAACCTTCTTGCATTTAGAGGAAGTAGTAAGTCTACTGTAATGGCCATGTGGTATCCTCTTTGGTTATGTTGGTACAAAAAGAATTTGAATATACTTGTTACTTCAGATACTTACCAGCATTCGTTAGAACTTATGAGTAGGATCAAAGATGCTATTGAACAGAATGAACTTCTAAAAGAAATGAAATCTACTGATAGAGATACTACTTGGAAAGCAGACCAACTTAAAACTAATTCAAGATGCCACATATTTTCCAGAGCGTATAAAGAATCTATTGCTGGAATAAGAACAGATTATGTTGTTGTTGATGAATCTGACAAGTGTACTGACTCTGACGAACATAGTATTTTCCACAGAGTTATTGAACCAACTGCAGATTTACGTAATGGCACCATCATATCCATTACCACCCCCGAAAACACTATTGGGTTGTCCCAAGAACTTAAACATAATAAACATTATGTAACTTTAGAATATCCTTTACTTCTAAAAGGTAAAAGTGTATGGCCAGAACTTTATCCAGATGATAAAATAGAAGAAATAAGAGACAGAATGGGCGAAGCTGCATTCCAACAAGAATATTTGCTTAACGCTAAAGCTCAAGTAGAAGGTTCTTTGTTCCCACCAGAACTAGTGTGTAAATGTTTAGACTATGAAGCAAGGTTTACTTCAGAGGATATGGATGGGATTAGAATACTTGCTGCAGACTTTGCAGTGGCTTCTGGACCAAGAGCAGATTTTGATGCATACATAGTAATAGAGAAAGTAGCTGGTAAAACTATTATTAAACATGGTGAAAGACACAGAGGCTTTCCCGTACCTGCTAAGGCACCAAGGTTGAAAGAACTTTATGACTTGCATGACTGTTCTCAGATTATTATTGATCCTTCACATGTAGGTGCGGCGGTTAGAGAAGACCTAAGAGATTTAGGATTACCTGTAATTGATGCAGAGATGCATTCTAAAGGTAGAAGTAATATGTTGATTAATTTAAGGCGTATGCTAGATAACAAAGAGATAGTCATACCTTATGACCAACAAGATTCTGCAACGGTCACTTTTACAAACAAGATAATTGAAGAGTTGTCTGGGTTTAAAGAAACTAAAAGTACAACAACGGGAATGTTACTTTACAAGAGTACTGCTGTACATGATGATACTGCAATCACTCTTGCTATGGCTGCAAAAGGAGCATCTAGTAAAAGGGAATTCATTGACATGGTGGCTTTTTAGCCATTTTTATCACTATGGAAGAGTAAAGCTTATATACTAGTTGTATCATCATATTTATAAATGGCAAAAAAAATACAAAATCTATATCTCTTAAAGTTAAAAAATAAATTAGCAATAGCTAAAGATACAAGAAAAACAAAGTTAGCTGCTTTTAAAAAATGGTATGTTACTGAACCAAAAAATGCACCATCCCCTAAATCAAGGGTTGGATACCTTACTGAGTTTTTACAAGTTGTATTAATGTATGGTATTTTGATTTCTTTCATATGTTGGCAATTGTTAGGTTATGAATGGACTGTTCTAAAAACATTAGCATTTGGATTTTTGTTTTATATAGTAAGATTTGAGTTACCACAATTTGTATTAAACTGTGTTCCTACACGCAGACATTAAAAACTAACCATACGGAGACAATAAACAATGAGAACAATCATACAAGAACTTACTAGAGGCAAAGGACATTATATGGAACTTGCTGAACCAATAAACATAACGCAAGAACAAGGTGCACCAGAGAATATTAGAACTGCCACAGATACATTAGCAGTTTCAGTACCAACAGCAATTAAAAGAGTTAAGAAGTCTGAATTAGAATTGTCTTATACAAATAATCCAATCATATTTAACTCTGTTAACAAAATTGTCCAGACTATAATGTCTGCTGATCACACCATTAAGGCTGAAGACCCTAAAGTTAAAGAATATTTTGATGCGTTTGTAAATGCCCTTGGAAGTTCTGGAAGTTTAATAACTTGGGAAGAGTTACTTACTTTAATATTTAAGTATCAATGTATTTATGGTGATAGTTGGGTAGAAAATGTATTTAACAAGAAAGGTAATAAAATTGTTGATTGGGATATTGTTGATCCTAAAAAAATGGATTATGCTAAAGATATGAATGGTAGAGTGATCTTTGATGAGAATGGTACTGAAATTGGGTATACTCAAACATTACCTTCCGGTACAATCATATCTCCAGAGAAACTTAAATCAGTTCCGATGGGGGTGGCATTACCACAAAGTTCATTTTTTATTAAAAAGGAAAAACTAGCACATATTAAGTTGTACTCTGTTGGTGATGGAGTTTATCCAATTGGATTAATTGAACCTATTTATAAAACTTCTCTTAGGAAGATGAACATGGAAGATGCATTAGCTAATGCAACTTACAGACATGGGTTTCCTACTATGTGGGCAAAGTTAGGTGATCTTAACCACGAACCTACTCCACAACAGATTCAAAACATGCTTAAAAATCTTAAAGATATTAATTTTAGGACTGAAGTTGTAACTCCATTTTATTATGATATTCAAATTCTTGAAAGTAAAAAAGCTGAGAAATTAAGAGAACATTTAGAATATTATAAAGAGCAAGAGATTGCTGGACTTGGAATTCCAAGACCTTATGCCACTGGTGCTGGTTCGGATGAAAATAGGTCTGTACTAGATAACATGAGTAGTTTGTTTGAATTAACTCTTAGAGATATTATTAACACAACTGTGGCTTCGATAAGGAGATATATGTTTGCACCTATTGCCAAAATGGAAGGATTTAAAGAAATCCCCACAATTGAATGGGAGATATTAGGTATTGATGAACATGATAGTAAATCAAAACGTATTATTAGTTACATTGATAAAGGAGTACTTAAAGCAGAAGACCTTACAGAAACTGTGAAGAGATGGGAGAACTTAGACTAAAATGAAGTTCACATTCTTAGAAGGGACAAACAAACAACTATCTTTATTAGTTAAAACAGAACAGTCAAATTTCTTATTTGGCTGTCCTAAAGGAGTATTCGATAATTTAAATGAGGGCATAGACTTTGTAATCTTATCAAACGATGATGAAGAATCCCTATCAGGATATAATGAACTGCAAAATTGGTTAATTAAAAATAATTCATTGGATATCCAAATATATGCTCCGGAGAATGTACACAAGAAAATCAAAGAAAAGATGGGTACAAATGGGATTGAACAAATTAATGTTTTACCAAACACCAGGTTTAAACTTCAAGATACTAACATTGAAATAAATTCATTTAAAGTTGGCGATGGACTTGGTTACAGGTTTGATAATGTGGTTTATATCCCTAATGGTGATATTCCTTCAGATTCAGACAGTTACCTTTACTCTGCAAGGATGTTAATTTCTAGCCAACCCAGTGAAGGGTTACTTACTTTATCTTCCAGATACAAACCAACAAGTATGTTG